TCCTAATTACAAGTTTGATCCAGCAGAAGATGTTATAAATGCTGGTAAAGTTAAGGATCATATTTACAGAAATATTCTTCCCAAGTTAGTAGAAGAAGCTGGAAATCAACCAACTATATTTGGTCAGTTTGTAAGACCTGAAGAGTTTGCAGAAGACATGATCGAAGGTTTAGATCCAAATCAACCTGAGGAATGGAATGCTGCTTTAGAACAAGTTGGATTATCTGACTTTCAGGGTACAACAAATGATTTGAAGAATTATATAGCTGAGACTTTTAGGACAGGTAGTGCCGCTGATATACGAGCACAACTAAAATATCTCAATGAGAAACGTGAGAAACCTACACAACAGTTACTTGGAGTTGAATACATACAAAGAGAAGAAGATTATAAAACAGATAGCACATTAAAAGGAGAGACTCAATTATTTAAGGTGTTTCAAGATGCCGGATATGACGGTAGTGAGGATGATTTTTATGAAAACGTATTCCCAGATTTAGATCGTGATACTCAAACCTTGTTAAGTCAAGTTGGAGAGACAGGTACTGTAAGTATAGAAGGTCTAGGATCTGATTATAAGAGTAATCCTTTTGCAGCATTTGGTGCTATTAGTTCATTAACAGGTGATGAAGGAGGTATATTTGGAACACAGAAAAAAGAGAAAGAACCAGAAAAAGAGAGAGAAAGTAGCTATTTTACGTTTGACGTGGATTATGATGATGAAGAGGAAGATTATAAATCTAAAAAAGGAAAAGAGATCTTAGGTCAATTTACAAAAGGTTTCTCTAGTTTCATTTAAGTAAATATGGCAAGTAAACGTAAAAAAGCAGCAACAGCCGCAAAACTTGCGAAGGATAAGATGGCGTGTAATAAACCGAAGAGAACACCTAAGCATCCTACTAAGTCACATGTAGTGAAAGCATGTAAAGATGGTAAAGAAAAAATTATAAGATTTGGACAACAAGGTGTGAAAGGAGCAGGTAAAAATCCTAAAACAGCAAAAGATAAAGCACGTAAAAAATCTTATTATGCTAGACATAATGCACAAGATGCAAACCCCGATAAATTCTCTGCTAGATATTGGTCTCATAAGGTGAAATGGTAATAAAGTTAGGTATGATTAATAGTAGATAGTTATTACTTTGTATGGCAGATTTTACTAAAGCCATTAACATTATTTGTAAACATGAAGGGTATAAAGAAAAAGCCTACCCAGACCCAGTCACTGGAAGGCATCCGTACACTTTTGGCTATGGAACTCAATTCTATCCAGATGGTTCTCCAGTGAAGTCAGGACACTGTGTAACCAAACAGAAAGCTTTAGAGTATTTACTATGTGAAATACATTTAATTGAAGAGGAGTTAGATAAATTAAATTTATGTATAGACCAGTCAATGAAGAATGCTTTAATATCTTTCATTCATTCAATAGGTTGGAAATCTTTTTTTTTTTTTTTTATCATTGATCATTTGGAAGGACAACGTTATCACTCTGCAGCAGAGGAGATGAATATATGGATATATGATGCAAATCATAAAGCTTTAGGACATTTATTAGAAAGAAGAAAAGAAGAAACGAATTTATTTGTAGAGGAAATAGATATTACTGAGGTTCCTTTTCCCGGTGTCTTATTAATAGCAGCAAATAGTTATCAAGCTTTTCCTTGTCAGATAGAAGCTTTATTAAAATTAGAGAAAAAAGTTAATCCTTATATACTTGCAGAATTTATGAATGACTATGGAAATCATTCCAAAGAATTATCTGATGAAGTCAAATTAGACACATATTTTGAAAGTACCTATGGTGATTTCGATAGATAGTCGTAGAATAAAAGTAGAAAATAGTAACAACTAATGGAAAATTCAGTTGAACCTAAAGCATTCCAACTGCCGTTAGAGCATCAGTTTTCTATGAAGAAAGCTGAGATGAGAGCAAAAGACATGACATGGGATCAACTTTATGTTGCATTGTTATCTTTATTTCATCAGCGTCTAATGGAAATATATGCACTCAAATCTATGATGGCAGAAGAGAATGTAGACATTGACTTTGATGTTCCTACGGATGTTGAATTACTTGATCTGGCTACTAAAGCTCAAGAAGCCATGAATGAAGAGTTCAATGAGGATGATGATGAGCCTTTAGCCATCTAAATCAATAAGTTTATTTAAATACCATCTAGCTTTCTTTAGGGATTCTTTACCTCCCTTCTTTCGTTCACGCCACATATATTTAGCAATATTACCTTTTAGATAACCACGGAATTCTTCTGGTGTAAGCTGTGCTTCTATTGCATCTATACATTCTACGGAGCCAGCTGCGTAGTGTACTGGTTTTTCTACTGGGTCAAAGAAGTGTAAATTGTGATCTACTGTTTTAGCAGTAGGCATCGGGCAAAAGCCATCAGTACATTCTTCCATTTTCTTATTTACTTCTTCGTTTTTGAATTCGGAGAGTCTAATACCATTAAGAGGGTTTTCGGCTTCACTGAAGCCCCTTGCTTCACTCCATCCTCCATCGAGGGAATATATCCCGTCAGACCTGGTCTCTGTCCCAGATTCATTCTGTTCATTCCGTCTTCGCATGCTGCTAATCCTCTGTTATACATATCATACAAAGGAACGTCATTTTTTTCATTATCTATTGGAGCACCAAAATCTTCTACAGACAAAACTCTACATTTCATTTCATCTTTAACAAAGTCTCCTAAAAAATTAGTAGCACCGAGCATTGTTTTATAATGGATGATTTCTTTCTCCTACAATATTATCATGGCAAGATTCTACGATACTACATACGACCCCGCAAAGGACTCAGGAACGTCTGGAGCTGAGATATCTGATATAAACCCTGAACAGGCTTATGACGTTGATCTACGTCGCTTAGAGATGGATAAGAGAGGAGATGTAGAGTCTAGTAATGAACAACAGAATCGTGTACGTAAATTTTTTAAAGCTTCTCGTGCCGCTGGTAAGTATAGACAACAAAGTGGATTCTCCGAACCTAGCATAGGAGGTAGGACACCAATAGGAAAAGCAGACTTGGGTGGAGTTGAACTACCAAGCCTTAGAGGACGTAACTTTGGAGGACCGGGAGCTGGGTCTACTGAATATGCCAGTAAACCAAAGCCCCAGTTCGGTAAGGCTTTCTATCTATAATTAGACTTTGGCAATCTCTTTTTTTATCTTTCTATTACTTTTTCTTTGAGGATAGTCGATATCACAGGGATTTCCTCTATGAAATTGTAACTGTGTAATTCCTTCATTTGCATAAATTCTATTAAATAAGGAGGTGCAATTTGTTATTTGTAATGTTAAATAACCTTCCCATCCACTTTCAGCTGGAGTGATATTACAGAATATTCCTGATCTTGCATAACTAGATTTACCGACAGCAACGACAGTAATATCTTTTGGTAATTTTATCTTTTCTTCTGCCCTACATAGACAATATCCAAAAGGTGGTAATAAGAAGTATTTACCTCTTTCATCTTCATTTAGTGTGGTAGATTTCAATATCTCGAAATCAAAATCTTTGGGGTCACACATGCCTGTTTGTGTACCTCCAAACAGTGAACATTTCTCTTCAGATAGTCTTATATCATAACCATAAGAACTTAACCCATAACTCAGAGTTTTCTTACCATTAATTTCTTTAACTTCCTTTGCTACAAAGGGTTCTATCATGTTTTCTTTTTCAACAAGATGCTTAATTTCCCAATCAGATAAGATACTCATAATGCTTCTTTTGTGTTCTTCGAGTATATCTAATCTAACAAAGGAGTCTACCTTTTTCATCATAAATATCTATAAACTTTTCTATCATTTTTGTAGAGTTTTGTATCGGAGGTAGATATACCAATAAAGACGTACAAGTTTTATGTGTACCGATACCTTTACTTGTATTTTTTATTAACGAAGGTGCGGTCTTTAATATACAAATAGGGAAGTCAAATATCTTCTGTTCGTATCTAATCATGTCAGGACAATTTGTAAACTAGAGTCCTTGTTCTATTTCTTTAGCTTACCATGATTTATATAATTTACGAAACCATACAGCATGTGATGAAGTTAAAGAAGGAGAAGAAGCACGAGTCATCTTCCATTTTTCATTTTTTTTATCCCAAAAGTATGCACCACTTGGAGGAAATAAGTAAACACTGCCATACCATTGCTGACAATTCAGTCCATCATCATTGGGAGTAAAGAAGTTTTTAGCTTCTACATAATCATTAGCTACACGAGAACTTGCAACGTCTAGATCTATACCTTCTAATAAAGCATGTGCAGCAGATACTAAATCATAATTAGTAATTAATTCTAAATCTTCATTATGTTTTTTAACATCATGTATAGCCATTAGTTAAGAGAACAAGGAGAAGCATCTACTGTTTCCATGTTTTCATAATCTATTTCTAGGTATCTGATTCCAGCTTTATCTAAAACCATATATCCAGCCATCTTTTTAGGATCAATCTTTTCTGCTCTATTTAAAATTCTTTTTAGACTCTCACTTAAATCATCATTGTTTATTGATTCACATAAACGTATGTCATCTCTTAGATCTTCCAAGGTACACCATGAGTCTGTTTGTTGTGTGGCATTTAGCCTCATAACTCCCGGTCCTTTAAGATCCCAGAATTTTAAATACTGTTCTCCCTGATCAGCAAGAATAAATTTAATAGTTGTATCTAAGAATGCTGCCTTTTGTGGATCCATGTCTTCTCCTATGACGGAGGCAATTAATCGTTCTCTTCTGTTCATTTTTTTAATAATCCCTGTCTAGATAAAGATTCAAGTAATTTAGGCATTGGCTGATAAAGTACAACCATTTTTCCTAAAATACCACGCTTTTTTACTAGTTTGCCATCATTATCTCTTACTTTATTAAACTCTCCTGACCTAATTAAATATTCAGCTACACAGCGTAATCGTCTTTTTAAAGGTAATTCAGCTTTTGGAAATTTACCACATATAGTATCTGCATTCATGTCTTGGAAAG